GCTGGCCAGCCAGTTATTGCGAAAGCGCCCGGTATCAACAGGCGATTCCTTAATGATGTTGTTGCTAATGCCAAACAGCGTGCCTTGCACTGTCTCTAAGGCCCAGTTCTCAAGAACTAGCTTGGCTTCGATGACGTCGCTTTCGAGGCTCATTTTCTCACCTGCAAGTTGACTGCCATGTTGGTGTCACCCGGCTGGATTTGGGAGACGGTGACTATGCGGTAATTCTCACCGCCAATAGCCACAATGTCACCAACCGTGTAATCGTGCGCCTGAGCAAGCACCCGCCGATCGCCTTCCTGTATCGTTTCCTCGGCCCGCTCAGTGTCGGTGTATTCAAAAACGCATCCATACTTCTGGTAGCTCGTCGTTGTCTTGGCCGCTTGCCCGGTTGCCGGGTCATAAGCGCCAGCGGTTTCGTTAGTAAACGTCAGCAGCACTCCAAACCGCTCAATCAGGCGGCTTGCTGTATTGGCCAGCGGTGCGTAGTTGAAGCTCATACCCGGCTAACCATCCCGGCTGGTCGTGCGATACGGTACATCGCAAAGCGCAGCGCTGGCATGACGACGCGGTTATAACTGTTGTCTGCGCAAGTTATGGATATGTCGCCAACCTGCTCGCGCACGGTCTTGCGTTCTTGTTCGTTCAGTTCGGAGTAGCCGTCTAGTTCCACCTTGGTCGCTTCGTACAGCGCGTTAGGCACTTCTTTAGGAATCTCGGTGGCATCTTCGTAATACCCGTCGATCAACGCCTCAGTGCGAGGCCATTGCAACGGCTGGTTTTCGTTGGCTTTATTGCCGATGAAGAACTGGCGTTCAAACCAGTCCATAGCGCGTAGGATACCTTGCTCAATCTCTGTGTCTGAGCCAACCGCGATGCCGCGATCACCTGCCCATGACTTGAACTCAGCAACGGTTATATATGAGTTTGCACCTGCTACGACGGTGCCATCTTCGATGATTAGCGTCATGGCTTGACCCTTAAAAGGACTGAGGGAGCCCGGAGGCTCCCTCTGCCGTTTGATTAACCGAGAAGCAGCGAGATGTACTCAGGCTTCCAAGCCTTCACACCCCAGGTTGATGCAACTTCGATCATCGTCTTGCGATAGCCTTTGTACACCCGAACCTCAAAGGTTAAGCCCGAGAACGGGTCAACCACGGTCATGGCGTCGTCAGCCGTATCGCCGCCCTCTGGGACAGCAGGAGCCCGCATAGCGATTTCCAGCGCAGCGCGATGGAAGGCCACGTTGGCGGCATAGCTGTTCGCAATGCTGATGGCGTTGTTGTCTGGCAAGGCCACACGAGCGCCGGGTGCATTGAGGTCGAACGAACCGCCGCTTAATGCACTACCGACCACATACTTGTTGGCGGTGTCAGCAGCGAAACTAACCACGTCACCAGCCAAGATGGTGCCAGTTCCACCGTCAGCGGCGATGCTGGTTCCGTCAATGGCAACGGTTCCGTTGGTCAGGTAGCTCGAACCTGTGCCTTTGGTGTGCTGCTGAACCTGGGCAGACTCTTTAATCATCAAGCCCTGAAGGTCGAGCAACGTACCCTGACGCAGCAGGTCAGTACCACCGGCCTCATTGGCGCGCTGAAGCTCAGCGAGCTGACGAAGGTTAGTACCAGCCAAGGTGTTCATCACCAAGGAAGCCTGACCGTCGTTAGGCGGCATGCCGTTGTCCACGAGAATCTGGCGAATCTCAGCGATCTCGGAGAAGTCACTACCGAACGGTGTCGTTCCAGCAGTACCGAATGCGCGGGATGCGTTGGTGTACGCCTCCTGGGCAAGGTCTTCTTCCATCTCGTTAACCAGCGTGCGCATGGCTTGCTTGATCTGGTCGCCGTAGACGGTCTCAAAGCCGATGCCGTTGTTCAGGCTGCGGATGTCCTCGCCAGTGTACGGAATCTGAACCGCACGGCTGTTGTCGAGGGTCAGCACCTTGTTATCAACGGTCTGGTCGTTGCCCTCAGGCACGGTCATCGACTCGTTGACATCAACTGCGGCGGCTTCGCGAGTGAACGAGGCACGAACCACGTCACCTTTAGCGGCCCGAACGGAAACGTCCGAGTTCATGGTTGAGGAAGGAATGAACCCGACGAGTTCACGCCCCACTACGTCAGCCGCTTTATAGATATCAGCGGCAAGATCGGTCAGTACGTTAGCCATTATTAGCTACTCCTGTTTTGCATTTAATCATTGACCAATTTACCACCCTTATTGAAAAACTCATGCTTTTCCCTGTGGTCAAGCGCTTCCCAATCCGAGCGGTTCATCTCTTTTGCGCTCACTTCAGCCCCGCCTTGTGAACGTGCAGCCCCGCCGCCTTGTGCTTGTGACCCGTCCACCAAGAACGGATAACTTTGCCTGATTGTACCTGACAAATCGTCAATCGTGCTAACAGTTAGCTGACCCGACTCATCCAGTACTTTAATTTCGTCATCGACAACCGTTAAGCGTTGTGCAATCTCTTTTTCGAGCAACTTGGCTCGCGCAGTGTCTTTGGTCATCTGTGATGCAATCTTGGACGCCTGACTCTGTAGCTTTTGCTCTTTAACGCTGGCGTTCATCTGTTCGATGGTTTGCCTTAGCTGCGACGTTTCTTGCTTTTGGGCTTCATATAGCTCTTTGAATTGCCCGTTTTCTTGAGCAATCCGCTCTTCTTCAGATTTTGCCTTGGCATATGCTTCTTCCTTTTCTTGGTTGGCGCGTTTCTTCTCAGCAATCAGCTCCTCGTTTTTCGCCTTCAGCCCAGATACCTCTTGGCTTACTTTTTCCTCGGCGTACTTCTCGAGCTTTTCGGTTAGCTGTGTTTTGACTTCCTCTGGAAGTTCCATATCTTTCAAAAAGTCCATATCAACCTCAAGTTTTATGGTTCAGGCTCAGCCTGTTTACAAATTCAACCGCTCAAACATAAGCGGTTCTGATTGACGTAGTTCGTCCAAGGTTAGGGTTGCACCCTGTCCATCGACAAACCTGCCAATGCTCACATCACCTTGCCGAAACAGTTTGCCACGGCTCGCACCCAAAACGCTATCCTGGAAGGATGCGGGCTGTCTGCGTAGCCACTGCTCGTAGGTTGTCTTGGCATTTACCTGCGTTGTACCTTCGGCGCCTTTGGCTGGCCGCTTGCTCTTTACCTTCGACGCAAGGTTAAACTCCGGCTTGACCACCGGAATGATCGTAGAGCGACAGGAAAAGTGTGCAGGTGGTTTAGGGTTAATCTCTGGGTCGTTGCCCAGGGGATAAACGATGCCGTCTCGGCTCATGCAAATAAAGCTCGTGCGAGCGTCCAGCGTCGCGACCCATTCGTACCCATTAAATAGATTAGAGTTCTCGTTGATCGTGACGTTCCTGGCTTGGATGGAAGTATGGTTCACGATTGTGCGCACAAGAGACGCGCTTTGGTTCTTTTGCAGGTTCTTTAAGCCGCGCACCGATCGCTGAATCTCTGGCGTAGTTTGTCCTTGCGTCACCCCATCCCGAATGGCTTGCACGATCTGCTCTGATTTGCGGTTGCCGAATCGAGACATAGCCTCACGGATAGAATAGCCAACCCGAGGCCCGACCATCATCACGGAAGCCAGCACGCCAGCCTGAATGTTCGACACGTCCGGCGTCTTAACCTCAGCGTCGACGTTGGTTTGCAGCATACGCTGCGTGAAGCCCGCCTCATACTCAATGAAATCAAGCGCCTCTTGATCTAGCTCCTCGAACAGCTCAGCCAGCCGTTCTTCCGATAGCTGTTTGATCTGCAATATAAGCGCGTCATATCTTGGCTTTGATAGCTGGGATATATCTTCGGTCAGCATCATGTTGATCTCGTCGATCAACTTGTCGATCGTGTCCTGCGCTTTGGTTTCCTGCCCGGCGCTGTAGCGCTGGATGAAAACCTGATGCCGAGTGGCTGAGTCGATAAGCGCGTCGTTCGATGACATTACCACTTAACCTTGTTCGACCAGTAAGCGCCGGACATCTTGCCTTTGGCGATATTCTCGGCATGGCGAGCCTTGAACGACTTGCGCCGAGCTTTGGCAGCATCGCTTTCGTTTGCCTTCGGCGGCGAGCCTTTGACGCCCTGCTGACCAAATCGGATTAGCTTCACCTCGTCGCCTTCCTTGGCCAGAACGACGTGCGACTTCTCCGGGTGCTTAGGCGTTCGCTTGGGCTTGTTGAAGCCCTCAAGGTTGTACTTATCGATGCGCGGGTCTTTAGCCATTACTTCTTGCCTTTCGACCGATGCTTTTTGATTGCTTCCCACTGTTTTGCGTCAACCGATCTGGCCTTGCCGCCAGTCAGCACCGAGTTCACGCGAGCCATAGCCCACTGCTGAGGCGAAACCCCAGGGCGCCGACCTGAAGTTACCGCAGCGCCGATGCCCTTCTCATATATTTGCTTGAGCGCGCCGTATGGAGCGTCAGCTTCTTTGGCTTTCTTTTGCAGCGCCTTTTTAGCGCGATCACTTACTGCCACCGAAACGCCTCCTGTATGCTTTGGTCGCTGGTGATTCAGGCGTCTTGCGCTTCTTACCGCTTGGCGTCTTGTCACCAGCCAACGGGCCGATCAACTTGCCTTCCTTTTGCATCTTCTCCAACTGCGCCAGCCGCTTCCTGCGCTGCTCGCCCGTTAGGCCAGCAACGTACTTGGCCGGTATTTTGGCGCCGGATTGTGTAGTTACCTTCTTAACCATCAAACGAGCGGGTTAGCTGTCCCGCTTTCCTCCTTGATCTCCTCAAGCGTGCGATCAGGCTCCACAACGCCAGCCGCCTTGAGGCGCCCGAAAATATCAGCCTCTGCGATGATCTGGCGGTCAAGCAGCTGAATCATGCTCATAATCATTTGCGGGTCTACCGACTTGTCGTAGAACTCATCGTTGATCTTAAACATTGCATCCTCAGCATCCACGCCCATAAACATGCCGACCCACTTGATGCACTGCAATATAGCATCGGACAGGTTGCCGACGATATCGCCAAGCACTGAGTTCTCGGACGCAAACCGGATGCGAGCGCCCTCGGCTGTCTCGTTTGCCGTCCGGTCGGTAATTATGCGAGCGCCGATCATAACCATTTGGTTTTCTTTCAGGCGCATGGCCTCCAGCACTAACTGGTTCGGGTTGGCTTGCAACAG